CATCTTGTTCAAAATCTGTTTTTGAAAAATCTACATCGTTGTAATAACTAGATTTAATTACAGGAACATCATATACAATAACAGACGTTGCATCAGATACAACATTTGACCTCATAAAAGTGGATAAGTCCTGTCGGAAAGTAATAATGTTTGAATAGATAGCAACAGGATCACCCGCAGAATCGTATATTGTAAATTCATAAGTTTGTTCACCGGCTGGAATGTCGGTATAAGGATCAAAATCATAAATGAACACAGAGGCTGTAGCGTCATTTGTCATATTCTTTACAGATCCACTTGATTTTATAAGCATCTGACAACTAGCTAAATCTGCATCCGACTCTGTTGAAATATATTCAAGACTGAATCTTCCGATATCTCCAACTTTTTCAACGGTTAGAAGATTGGCATAAATGTCATAATCATTAGAAGTAAATGTTGTTTGGAGATTAGGTGTCTGCTCAATCTCTAACATGACATACTCATATTCCCCCACTGAGTTCAGAGTATAAATGTTGATATCAAATAAAGACTCGTAAACAACACTGTTGATTGTAACAGTATCACCTCTCTCAATTTTTGTAGTTCCTGCTGGTAGAGTGAAAACTGCATTTCTCATTGGAACTAAATTATCAACCTCTTCTTCAAACGATCCAAAAACGATACCATTAAAAAGAGAAATCTCATTAACAACCAAATCAGATCTCTTTAAAACAGGCAATGAATTTTGAGCAAATGGAACATCCACGACAACATTGATAACTTTGTAGTCGTTTTCTGTAACCAGACGACTTAGAGCTGTAATAGAATCAATAGCGTTGCTTCTAATTTCTTCAAATGATTCTTCATCATCTCCACCAGTAGCAGGAGAAGCGTTGATAACTTCATAGTCAACAATCTCTCTAACTCCAGCGCCCGTTGTAAGGTAAATCCTTTCGCCAGTTGTAATAGAACCAGCTATGACATTTCCATCATCCCCTTGTGTAACTGAACCTTCTACAAAAACAGTTGCTCCCGGAGTAGGTTGTACTCCAATAAGACCATTTCCAAAACTAATTCTTCTTCCGGTGTCTGTTCTTCTAGAAACATATCCCTTGTCAGTTGAATCCATTAAATATAAACTTGCAAACTCTGTCCATTCAGTAATGGCTGAACTTCCGGGATTCTGTATCGAAACTGTTAACTCCGATACTTGTCCATCGATTGGTACATCTAAAGTCACAAACTGAAACTCTCTTGTATCTGCATCAATTTGAAACTCGTCAGAAAATGATGTTGATTGTCTTAAATTTAAAACAAAGCTAAAATCTGTTGCGGTGATTGTTACTGGAAGATTATACCTTCTGTTGTTGCTATCGATTAATTGAATCAAAGCGCTACTGTTATTTGTCACAGTGACGGTTGTTGACTGTAGCAGCAGTTGCTGAATTGGCGCTATAACCAAGAAAGGCAGATAGATTAAGAATAGATTCAGGAAGCTGAGCTTTTGTAAGAAAGAACTCTCTATAAGCTGAAAGTTGATAAAACAATAAGTTTCCTGTTAATGTTGAAAATGTATCAATCATAAAACTTAAGAATGAAGATTTCGTTAAATCCACGTTCTCCAGTTCTAGATATGTTTTGACCTCATCTGAGATTAGCTCTCTAATGCTATCTCTTGATAAATATATTTGACTTGAAAGTAATGTATCAGCCATCCTTTATCTCCTAACAAACTCTTGGTTGTCTTGTTCTAAAATAAAAACCAGCTCTGTTATCAAACAGACAGTTTCTCAGATCTTCTCTGATCTGCTCTGCTTTAGTAAGAAGCCTTGCCATAAATTCAGCATCTTGTAAAGTATGGATCTTTTTATCATACTCAACAAAAGAATAAGTGTTTGATACTTGAGCATTTACATCATCTAATGTTCTACTTTGGAAAACTTCACAGCGAAGTTTCCAAAATCTTCTTTGTGCATTAACAGAGATTTCAACACCTTCAACTCTGTAAACTGGATACTTGTCATTCGTTGGATTAAGATACTCCGATTCAAACTTGACAATATCTCCCGGATATGGAGTAAATCCATAGGTACTCGGAATGACAATTGTAGTATTTGTCTCTTTGATATAACCAATATCCTGAGCATCAAACGCTGGAACTATTTCTTCTGCATAATAGACGGGAAGAAGAAGTATCCTATTATATTTAATTCCACTTAGATCTCCCATAGGTTCATAAGCCCCACCAAGGAGAGTATCATCATCCCAAACGGTTGTGTTGATATCAATGTTATAATATGTAGTTAAAAATGCAACGACATGTTTACTATAGTAATCATATACAAGTTGTTGGTATTCATGAATATAATCATAAATACGATTGTAGCGTTGCATTGTACCAACCATAATTATCTCCTGTTTTTACGTTTCATTCTTTCCTTTTTCAATTTCAAAACCCTTTTGACTTCTTTTTGTTGTGCTCTGGATTGTAGTATTGCTAATCTCCTTTTCCATTTTATAAGCTCTCTGTTTAAAGATTTTTTGCATTTGTCTGGATTTTCTGTCCCAGAACAGCGACCTAAGTTCCTGGTTATTGAACCAATTATATTTCTTACACCTTTAGCATAACATTCATTTTTACATTGCATATTTCCAGCACACATTTTGGAACAGCGTTCTGACATTTTTCGGTAGAAGGATTGAATAAACATAGCAGTTGGAGGACCATCACCATCCTTACTTCCAGCTATAGAGGAAACAGATTGATTAGAATAAGAACCGTATTTCGCTTGGTAACTACTCAAGCTCTCTAAATATAATTGCTCAAGTTCTAGTAATTGGTCATGACATTCTTTCAACATTATGTTGTCTCCGTAGTTTCAAAAAACTTGAAATAAGTAGTATCGTCAAAAAGAACTTGCAGGTCTGCTGAATCTCCATCAAATTCAACTCTAGCACTTACCATAAAAGCCTTACGGTCCTCATAAAATAGTATTGTAATATCTGATAGAGAAGCACGATCATCATACTTTAAAAGCGTATTGATCACTTCATCTTTAATTCTTGCGGCTGTAATATCATCTCCCGGTTCAAATACAAGCTTGTAAAGATCACTTCCATACTCTGGATCGTATTGATATGTTCTTCTAGGAGTTATAAGAATGTTATTCCAAGAGTTAATAATAACTTCGAGATCATCAATTCTTCTGAAATCGCCCTTGGCTTCAATTTTGGATTTATAATCTCCAATCTTGCTATCGGAACCAGATACAGTTTGATTAAACCTTTTTAGTAAATCAACCATTTTTCTTAAGCATTTCCTCTTGTAGTGATTTGGCTTTGTCCTCTTCAATATCAACTTTCCACTTCATATAGTCGTAGAAAGTTTTTACAGGCATCATTCCAACCTCTGAATAAGATTGTTTGCTGTATTCCATGCAAGAAAATATATCCCTGTTATGACGATCTTTATAATTAGAGATCTCGTCATACAGAGTACATTGCACGAAAAAAGTTGTCCACCAGATCTATATCATAGACATCTTCGTTGTTACAGAACTTACAGCCCGATTTCATCTTGAGAGAAATTCCATAGTTTCCAAAAGCCTGTTCGTAGGCACTATAAATCTTTCTCTTATCTTTGGCTGTAATTGCCTTATATGCATCAACCACATCAACTCTATCTTTGTAAACCTTTGGTTCAGAACTTTTTTCATCTTCTTCTTCAAATCTGTCAACGATCAATGTTTCAGTAATGATGTCTAAATTCATATCTGGTCTGCTACCAAGTTCTTTAGTTGAATAAAGTTCGTCAAAAAGAGTGGGTTGTTTGACAAAAGCTGAAACACCAGTTGTAATCGGAAGATCAACTTTTATTTGATTTGTTAAAACATCGTCGCCCGGATATGGATTATAATTAAACGTGTTAGACGCTTTAACAGTTACACTATAAGATTTTTGACATGCGCTGCAAGTTACTTCATAATTTCTAATCTCTTCGTATGTGATATGATAAAGAGCATAAAGAAGTGCATCTCTATCTTTCAATGTGGTATTCTTAACAAAATCTTCTAATGTTTTAATCCCCTCTGGTTTACTGACAATAGAATCAAAAATACATTTGTTTAAATGCTCTGCAACCTTAGTGGTTGTAATCATACTTCCTTTCATTCTTTCCTCTTCTGAAACAGTCAAAGATCGAAAAGTGTATGATTGTTTTGTGTGTGGTGTTACTATCTCGTACTCTGGATATTTAACTTTAAATCCTGTAAAAGTCATGAACTTTTACCTCCTTTCATTTCACCTCTATCTTAAGGCTCTAATTTGATTTTCAACACTTCTTATTGCTTTAGTGAACTGTTCTCGACAATTCGATTGATCCATAGTTTGGCTGCACTTGGCACTGTTCTTTCTAAGCGCATCTAATTTTGCTTTTAAAGCTCTGTCTTTATATCCTCTCATACAGGCTGTTTTCTCTTCGCCCTCTCTATCTCGACAGGCTCTCGCTCCATCTATCATATATCTATTGTAAGACAATCGACCAAGACTTTTGGCATTAGTCAGGAGTATACGGACAGACATATATTTTTCAACCTCGTTGACGTTAATTAATTGATCAGCAACAGTCTGATCCATTTTTTCTATAAAATCGACTAACTCAAGTTTGTCAGATTTTCCGAGGCTTGACTCCACAACTATAGATGCAAGTGCAACTTTAGATTTTGAAACTTTCATTTTAAACTCCATTAGGCATTGCTTGGGCCATAATTTTTAACATAGTCTCTAGTTTCTGTGACAAAGTTAGCTGCCAGTTCTTGACATTTAGTTTTAACCCAAGGTTCGTGCCATGTATAGTCTACGTTGAATTCGATTTCAAGATCAAGTCTTCCAACAGCTTCAACATCACTTGTGAACAGATCTTGTGGATCTTTTGACGGAAAGACTCCATCGTAACATGCATAATACTCTACTGTATATGCGTCTGGTGCTGTTGTCCAGTAGTAAACCAGACCAGCATATGTTTTCTTTGTGTAACCATCTCCTTCTTCTCCGTCTTGAAGATCAGTGACACCAGTTCTGTAGTCTCTGATAAGCTTAACCCAGTTATGCATAATATCAAGAATAGGAAGTTTGTTTAATTCAAAGAACTTCATTGATACAGCATTTCCGTAGTCGATGTTACCAGGAACAGCCCATTTTACACCACCCAATCCAGTGTACTCAACTTTGTTTAGAGTTCCTCCCGGTGGAGTAACTGATAAACATGAAGCTGCAAGAATATTTCTTACTTCATCATTTGCGCTAATACCGCTGGAACCATTACTAGAAATATAAGTACCTAACTGCGGCGGAAGTTTTTCAAACCATACAAAAGGATAACCTGTAACATAAGGATCGGCAACACCAATTGTAGTACCACCAAATTTTCTTGTAAGAATGTTTTTTTGTAATTCAGCAAAAGAATATTTTAAACCCATTTTCTTAAATCCTCCGAAATTAATCAGCTTTGAATTTCATTCGTTTTTTAATGACCTTTAGAACCATATCCCAATTGCCACCTTTAAT